AGGATCATGGTATTATGAAATATTAAATTGTTCTCTGATTTGAACTCATTTACATCTTTAGCCGAATCGTCCATTCTTCTAAATACGTCTAGCATTAGGTTTCTGACCTCATTTATATCGGCTACGTCAATTGCATATATTGTAAATATAATCTTTTCACAAGATAATAGCCATATGTCTTCATAGGTTAAGCCTATCTTGTCGTAGACTATATGCTTCTTCCCGCTTAAAAATTGATTAAGTTCTGGCTGTTGCTGGACGGGAATAATTGGGACTATTTCCTGGCCAAGGTTGTCGCTATAATAATCATTAGCATCAAATACACCAGACTCAGTAAGCTCTTTCCAAAGGTGTTTTCTTATTTCGTATATTGAGTCTATTTTATATTTTGTCATAGTGCCCCTCCAAATGATTGTGTTAATGCCATATCTGCCTGTCGCCTAATAGCATTTGGAGAGAAAGAATACTGTACTCTTTTAATGTTAAGCGGTACCGCCAATGCTCTTGTAATCTTAGATCCAAATATTTGCTGAAAGCCAGAATTCTTAATTGATTCGTTAACAAGCTGTCCACTAAAGAATATGCTGTAAGCAAGTTTGAACTGGTTTGTAGAAGCCCTTCCTCCAGGGCTCTTGACGGTCACTGAGGCCCCTTTAGGCATAAAGACTACTTCACCATCAATCTCAAAGACAAGCCTCTCAGCGGACCTTGGGCGGATTATGACGGGCATACCATCTTCCATAACAGAAGCCTTATTTTCAAATATATATTTCTTCTTTTGCTTTACATTGCTTGATGGAACAGAAGTCTTAGATAATTTAAAATCAAAATCTATTTTAAAGGAAAGTCCTGTTGTGTCAATTGTTCTTAATTTAAAAAGTCTGGCTGCTGGCTTTCCGCCTTTACCCCATTCATAAACATGGTGAAATGCCTTTGGTTTTGTTCTAGATAGTGCATCTATATACTGTCCAAAGTCTTTATCTATCTGCTTAAATAATGTATGTTTAAACAAAGATTTAAATGCTTCATTTGCTTCTAGCTCTGCCATTACATTTGCTTGGTAATATAAGAATGCAGATATCTGTGCGACATTGCTATCTCTAATTGCCCCTTTTGTTGGAGTGCCAACCATGAGTCTTTCTAAACCGCTGGCTGCTTGTAATAGTGCTACATTACTAGATGCCAATTTGTTGATTCTCCGACCTTGATAATGTAGTGTTATATCCAACAACGTTTCCAAATGGATCAGTAATTGGAGTTGAGCCAACCACCTCAAAAACTGTTGGTGTCTCTGTTGGGAAATCTATTTCTGTCCAGATTGATTTGTTTTTTGCATCACGAATATTAGTAACCTTTTCTCTGTAAGTTATTTTTTCTGATGTTCTAACCTGGATCATTTGTTGGTTTGTGTACTTGTTTCCAAATACCTGTCTATCATTTGTGCTACTTGATGATGAGTTGCTAATGATTCCTTTTGCGTGGCAATCTAATGTTTTATAAAAATTCCAAGATTTTAATATTGCCCCAGTGTTTGGGTCTTGTGAATCAGACTGTCTATATAGATCCAATCTCATTACCAGTATTGAGTCTATAAGGTCTAACATTATATAACAACCATGCTGCTTATGACATATGGATAGAGTAGCTGGTCTGCGTATGCATTACCAGTTCCTCTGTAAGCATCTGATGCATATTCAAACTGCCAGTCAAATGTCTTAATATTCTTTAGGTACTTATTTGTCCAGACTCTATCCTTAGAGAAATAATCCCCTATTAATTGGATAGCTGCCTGCTCAACATTGTCTGGAACTTCCGCCCATCCAAATTTGCCTTGAACACGATACTTAACATCTTTCTGGAAAGCTCCGTGGTATGTATCATTAATTGATGGCGGTATTAGGCCGTTTGCACTGTATGTTATGTTATCAAGAGTATTAGTTCTGTCTACCCTTAATCCAAATCCTGTTTCAGAAATTATTGGATTAAAAACCCAGTTTGTTTCTTCATTTACATTGTCTATAAGCTTTATATCATTCCCGTATAACTCATGCAATGCATTAATTTTAAATGGCAATGGCAAAACATCAGAACCTGATCCGTATATAGATTCAGTGCTGTCGTACAAATAGAATCTTTGTCCTGTATAGCTTTCAATTACTTTACGGGCAAATTTTTCTGCCATAACTAATTCATGATAGCTTTTATACATTGGGTCAGATGGGTCTGTTCCAAGACCAAGGTCCTCAATAACTTCAGCAAGAGAAGCATATGGTGTTACAACATTAACAAATGTTTCATGCTGTATGTTGGTTGAATTCATCTGATACTTCCAAACAAGCTTTAAACTCTTGTCTCTATTAGTTATTGAATATGGAATATTGATTTGATATGATCCATAATCAACTTCAGACTTTGATGCCAATATATTTGTAAGTATTGGTGTTACTGGATTAACAGATGGCAATATCCCTGGGTCTTCAGTTATGTCATATATGTCTACACGTACATCACTTTCGGCATCAACAATAGCACCACCCCAAAAAATTTTAGTAGACGCTGGTGCGTTGCTGTTCTTATATACTTCTGCCATATATAACGTTTCGTTTAGTTATAGAAGTCTTGAACTTCCTTTGGTGTGGCTAAACGAAAACCCTCCTCTGTATCAAAGATTTTTTGAGCATCTTCTTCAGACATTGCTACGAATGGGTGATCATTTGTAAATGTGTATCCATGAATATCATATCTAAAGTTTGCTCTTGTCATGCGTACCAACACTGAATCCTCTGTCTGTGCTTTTGGATCAAACTTTGGTAAAATTTCAATTTCTTCTGCTGCCTCTTCTAGTGTCTGCAATGTCTTTGCATATACTGAATAGGTGACTCCTTCTTCTGCAAGTGCAGCTATGATATCCTTTTTATTTTTAAGGCCATCTGTATCTACCGCAAAATCTTCGGCTATTGTTTTTAATTCGGCTACTTTTAATGTGTCAAACGACATATTTATTTCTCCTTCTTGTAGGTCATTTAATTATAGCATTAGTCAATTAAAATGAAAAGCCCCCAAAATTAATTGGGGGCCTTTCTTTGGTTTAATTCTTAAATTAATTAAGAAGCAACCTTAACGTTCTTTACAACAACCCAAGCGTCTGCCTGCTCGATTTGAACGCCAACACGAGTATACATTGTGTACTCGATTGAGTCCTTACGTGGCCAGAAGAATCGGTAAACTGTAACGTCACGCTTGATACCAATAACTACGTTATTTGGGAATGTCAAGTGGATGTCACCGTGTGAACCTGATGCTCCTGAGTATGAGCCTGTCTGAACTTCTGGAAGAAGTGGAACTTCAACGATTGGAATACCAAATGCGTATGGAGCTACATATCCTGCAGGACCAGAAACTGGTGCAACCTCACCACGGATGATGCCTGAAGCAATATCCTGTGGGTTAACGTTCTGGATGTTCTGTGATGTTGAGTATAAGTAATCCTGGATCAAGTTTGAACCTGATAGGAAGCGGAGGTCTGTACGACGCTGCTTGTACTTACGTGGAAGAGCCTTAAGAGCTGAGTTGAATACTGCACGGGAGATATTAGCTCCTGCTGCGTCAACAACGTGACCGTGGGCCTTTGCCTTCTTAACTACACCGTCAAATGACTTATAAAGTGCATCTGATGATAGTGCTGTATCGCCATTTAGAAGAAGATCTTCAATGTCGTTACCAGCCTGTGTTGCCATCATTCTGGCAATGTGATCTTCGAGATCAGCACCTTCAATGTTGTCTTCTAGTGACTCAGTTGAAAGCTCCCAATCTAAACGAAGCTTCTTTGTTGTTAGAGAGATCTTTGAGAATGTCACTGGTGCGTTAACGCCTGTGTTCTCTGCTTCAGTTGCAAGCTTAACAAGCTTCTCACCAACTGACATGCGGTCAATCTCTGTTGTGTCAGACTTCATTCGGACCGTACGTGCAACCTTACCAATTACGGTAGCGTCGAACATATAATCTAAAAATCTTGCTGACTGCTCTGGGTTTAGAACACCACCGTTGCCATTTTCTGACGCAACGTGATCTCCTGAACCACCTGTTGCAGATGCGAAAGTACCGTTAGCGGCCTGTGGACCACCAGCGATTGTTGTACCTGCTGCTGCTGCTTTTTCTAATAATTCATTACTCATTTATTTCACCTACCTTTTTAGTTAAAGATTTCATTTACGGAACCGAGGAAAGAACCGTTCCATTTTGATTTAGATTTTGTTACTACTTCAGACCCGCCGAGGTCTGAAGACTTCTTAATTGCTGTTTCGCCTTCTACGGCATCGACACGCTTCTGAACACCGTCAATGGTGCCCTTTATTTCTGTTACTGCTGCGCTAAGTGCGCTGTGCTTCTCTGCTAACTCTGAAATTCTAACATCGACATTCTTGCTGAATGCTTCTACAGACTCTTTGATCTGTGAAACTTGTGCAGCATTTGCTTCTGTAGCCTTTGAAAGTGTATCCGAGAAAAAGCCCTTTAGGTCGCCCAACATTTTTGCAAAATCAGGTGTATCAACCTCTGCTGTGGCTGCTTCTTCAACGGAGTCGGCAGGAGCGTCTACTACTGCAGCTTCTGCTACGGGAGCATCTTCTACAACAGTTTCTACAACAGCTTCAACAGCTGGTGCTTCTTCTAGTACGTCTACAGATTTTTCAATTACTGTCTCATTTTGTACGTCTGACACTTCATTACCTCCTTCTACGTTTGCCTGTTTTGCGATTTGTGTATCAGGCAACGCTAATCTTGTCTTCTTGAATGAAGCAAGAATCTTATCTATTTCTTTTGACTTGTTTATATCTGATGACTCAACCCAGCCAATTAGAGTAGCTGGCTTTCCAGATATTGGTGAGTCAAATGTTTTTTCTGTTGATATAAATACAGAATCACTTTCTTCGCAATAAAAAATATTTTCAGCAACTACTTCTGTTGCTATTCCCTTGTATACCATCTTTCCGCCAACCTTTTCAATAGAAAAAATGTTACATAGTTCGTTTGCTGGTGAATCAACTATTGATAGCTCAACAAGATCATAATCTTTGATAAATCTTACTTGCTCGCCAGTTGCTTTGTTAATCTCATTATCTGATTCGTTAATCTTTCCGCCGATTGAGAAACCAGAAAGAGTGCCATCAAGAACTTTTTCCCAAGTATCTTGTGCACCCTTTGAGATGTATGAAGTAACATAAACTCCATTGTAAAATGTTTGTGACTTTTGATCGTAGTATGTCTCTGGCTTAAATCCAATAACTTTGCCTACTGCAATTGCTTGATGCATTTCTCTAAGATTTCCACGGAAATTTTCAAATGCTTTCATGCTTGCTTCTGCTGTAACAACATCACCTGTTTGGTCAACATTGTCTAATGTTGCAAATCCTGATACAGTTCTCTGCTCACGGTTTACTTTTGTAAAGGGTACTGAGAGATGGAGTTTTTCTCCATCACTAGACCAGTTAGACTTTTCGATAATCATATGCTTAATTTTATAGCTATATATATCAAAAGGCAAATAGCAGTTGAGTAAAGTTATTTGACTTTTGGACCGTCGCCCTTTGCATTCCTGCCTTCCCCGTTTTTGTCTGGGGAATTCTTGGCACGTTCTTGGTCTCTAGTTTTATTGCCAGTCGATTTAGCTTTTTGATCAGCCTCCTGCTGTGGCTTTAATTCTATGACTTCGTCGCCTCCGTCTAAAGGAATCATACCCTTTCTAATTCTAACTTCATTAGGGGTAAGGACCTGCATGCGTAAGTAAATTTCATCAATTTGGCTTTGAGAAATTTCATCAGTCAGGCTTAGTTCATTAAATTTAATGACTAGAGCATCTGTCTTTTCTTCAATAATTGCATTGATTTTTTTCTCAAGCCTCATTTGTGCTGGACGGCAGACCTGCTCTTTAAATGTCTTGTCTGCATCACGAGCAACTGCTAAATTTACTCCTGGTGGGGTACCAATTTTATTAATTGGTACACGATGAGCCATAAGAATTTCGTCTCTATTTGTTTCACGGTATACGTTAAATGAAGACTCTTGTGCGCCTGCCTCAATAGGCTCCATCTTAAATTCTGTCTTTGAGTCTGGTGTGTCTGCTGGCAAAGGAATATAAAGGGATCTGTGATTCTTGCCCTTAAGACCTACCTGAAAAAACTCAAGTAACTTTCTTTCTGACTCTGGTGAAAGCTTTGCGCCCTTTACTGTAATAATATATCTTGGCACTGCTTTATTTTCAAAGTAGTCAAGGTTGTATCTTCCAGAAAATTCATTTCCAGTTAATGCCATTTGTGCTGCAATAATGTCTGGGATTCCATAGTAATTATTCATTGGTGTGTATTTCTTTAAATGAATAATCTCGTTAGGTCTATCCTCTGCACCTGCTATCGGATTGGGTGTTTCTGTATCTCCGAAGTTTCTAAAAAATACAGCCTTTCCATATAGAAGCTGCATAAATCCATCACGTAGTCTGCGTACACGCATAGTCTTTGATGGTATGTGTCCAATATATCCAATGTTACCAGCTGTGGTTCTACCTATTTCAATGTAGCCATTTCCAGTTGCTTCAAGGTCTGTATAAGCTTTGATTAGTGTTTCTGTAAAAGTATCTTCATCATTTGTAGAGTCAAGCCAATCTTGTAGATCCTGCTTTAATTTATTGATCTTTCTTCTTGCTCTTTCAAGCTGCTTGTCGTCTGTTATTTCATCAATAGCGTCGTTGGTTTTTCTTGTCTCCATAAAATTGTATCCAAGCCCAACAATATTTGCAACTTTAGCATTTACTGCAGCATAGTTATATGTTGATATTTCGTATACCTGGGACAAGTATTCTAAATTATATTGTGGCTGAATCAGGTCAAACATAGCATATCCGCTAATTGCTTGAGCCATTAAGTTCTGCTGTGTAGCCGCCCCGTCTTGACCAGTAAACGATTTAGAAAAATCTCTGTTTACTTTTCTTTTAAAGTTAGTTCCAAGACCTCTTACCTTTTTTAAATCATCAATGCCTATTGCAAATGGATCAAAGTGCTCTTTTTCTTTTTTAAATGAAAACCAGTCAGCAGTATTTGATATGTTAATTGTTGAAGAATTGTCTTCGCCATCTTCAATAAATTGTGCTGTCATTGTACTTTACCATTCCTTAAGGCACCGTCTTTATAGTTACCAATGTCTAGTGGATCTGGTACAAGACCCCACTGAAGTCTTTGTGACTGATGTTCGAATTCTTCATCATCAATTTTTCTACGACCCGCTAAAAACTTTGGCTGCCCTACATCAATACCGTATGAGCGCACTTCTCTTGCAAGCTGGTCCATCTTTGACTTGTTACCCTTCATGGATGTGACTGAAAGGAAGTTGCCGTCATCGTCACCAATCCATCTGCCGTCTGGCATTTCCCATACGTATATGCCAAGTCGTGTTTCTTCTACAATTGATGATTTTTGATTTAAGATGTCCATAGTAATTAATTTTACCATTACTTAGTGCCAAAGTCCAGATTTTGTCAAGACTTTGTACAAAATTATGAGTTCTGGAGAACCACCCAGTCATTATCGTAGTATTCGACAGAACTTTCGGTCATTCCGATTCCAGAATCATAGACTATTGCGGTTTCTCTACCTATATATAATGAGTAATTATATAGACATTCAGAAACATTAAACTGCTTTTCGTACAGGGTTATATTTTGATACAAAGACTTTGGTCCAGATCCATTAAATTCTATATCCCCAGATACTGGGGTTCTTACTACGACTAGTATATGATACATGTTGCCAGGCTCAAAAACTGTTGATATGTTGGAATCAAATATCTTGCTTACTCCATTAACATAGAATCTCAAAATGTTACTTCCTATACTTATTTGACCTGAGCTATTCCATGAAATTCCGTCAACAATTGACCCCGCAATTCTGGAGTTTGGGGTATAAAACATTTCTATTGTATTTATTTGGCTGGAGGTGTTAATGAAGAATCCTGAACCAGCCTCTACATTTACTCCGCTTCTTGAGTCTCTAGTCATAATAGGATATCTTCTATTGCCAATTCCAATATTGTTATCTCCTGGATATAGGTAGTCTTGAGAATTGTTTGAATACTCTTTATTGTCGGCATACATTTTAACTATGAGATACTCTAAAGATGGTATATATCTAGATGTATCTTCAGATGTAAATACTATTTTAATGTAAAGCTTTCTTGATTCACTAAAGTCTGTTGAGGTATATTGAGGTATTACTGAGTTGTTCTCACACGGCTCAAATGCTATTCCGTCTGTACTTGAAAATACTGTTATTCCATTATCTCCTGCCCATTCTATTTTTGAAGAAGTTGGAGAAAGAGAGTATGGAATATATATCATGTCTATTATTTCAACAATAGAATCTTCTGCGGTATCTGTTTTAGATATAGAAAGTGTTTTTTTAGATGTATTGTGATCAAGACCATCTACTAATATATCTGACCAATTTTTATCTACTGGGTATCTAAAAACAAAATCTGTCATATAGTTGCTGTCATTGATTTCAAAAGCTTTTCCATTTAATGGGCCATAGACATCTAAAGGTCTTGTTGATACTGCATTTAAATAATGATTTTTAATTTTAACATCTGTTAGTGCGTATCTGTATATTGCTAGGCCGTTTACTAAAAAGTAGTTGCTGCTATTTTCAGTTGGCCCGCATAGCAAAGACAAGCTAGAATTTGTAAATTTAAAGTTTTCAATGTCTATCGATGAAACCAATTCTCCATCTACATAAAGCATTGCGGAATCTTTGTTGTACACTGCAGCTAGATAGTAAGCCTTCTTTTTGTATGGTAAAGTATACTCAATAGTGTTTTCATTTAGTTTAAATATAACATTACCCTTATGATAGAACAAGCCTACACTATTTAATGAATCTCCAATTAATGGTATTGGATCAGACTCTGAAGCATTGATTGACGGATATATAAAAATTTCAAAAGAAAATGTATTGTCAGAGAATGTATCTTTTGCAAATCCACCCTTAACAATTTCTCCGTTATATCCTCTTGCGTTATTTATATTAATAGATGCAACATTATCTATTTTTATTGCATATGGGTCTCCATATACTAAAGGTATAATGTCTGACTTTACTTCTCCTGAATAGAATCCATTGTTTTGACAACCAGAAATGTCGACAACTGCATTTCCAGAGTCTAGTGAGTAATTAGCAAATGCAGCTTTAAATTCTTCATATGTATTATAATCATTCAATACATCTTGATAGGATGGAATACTAAATGCTTCTGTTATTGCACCGCTATAATATACTATTGGGTTGTCTGCTAAGACAGAGTATTTATATGACATAATTACCCTTGTTCTAGTTGTGCAACTCTTGTAGATAATTCCTGTACGGCTTTAATAAGTGGAGCAATAAACTGCTCATATCTTAATGCTTGGCTTTGATCTTCTTTTAGAATCCATCCGCCAAAATCTTCTGCCCCAGATCCATCTACTGCCGCTTTAACTTCTTGAGCTATTAGTCCGTAATGAACTCTTTCACCAGCAACAGGTGTTTCAATCTGGTTGCCTTCTGGATCAAATGTGGTTACAGTATCGCCAACTATGTATTTATATTTTACTGGGTTTAAGGAATTGATAAAGTTTAGTCCTAAATCAGAAGACTCTATTTCTGTTTTTAAATTTAAGTCTGACGGTGTAATTAGTGAAGCTGCATATAATGATCCTTGAAAAAATCCTCTTTTCCAATTTTTAGCTACTGGTATTCCAGAAAATACATCAATCTCTTGCCCTAAATCAAAAAAGTTATTTGATGACGGATACCAGTTTGAGTTAACTCCAAATGCAGAAGATGTTGCTAAGTTTAAACTTATTCTGTTATCTAAAGGGTCAATGCTTGCATTTTGTCCTGCTGGACCTTGGGGCCCAGTGGCACCAATTGCTCCATCGGCGCCTCTTGGAATTGTAAAGTTAAGCTTTACATCAGATGATGTTCCAGAGTTTGTAACATTTGCATTTGTTCCAGCAGCACCTGTAGTTGTTGATTGCACCGCTATTGTTGCAGCGGCATCACCCTTGTCTCCTTTGGGACCTATTGGCCCCTGGGGCCCCTGTCCTCCAGTTAATCCAGTAGCCCCAGTTAATCCCTGCGGACCCTGCGGACCTTGTGGACCTGTATTTCCTGTGGGTCCTGCAGGCCCTATGGGGCCAGGATGTGCGTCAAGGTATAGGTCAATGTCCAAAGCAAGCTGAGATATGTCCCTAGGTATGTCAGGGGTATCTGTGTAGTCTGGATAACTAAAGTCTTTTGCATTTGGTACGGTAGCCATTTTTTAATTATACCACTTAAATTACCAAAGCCAAAAGCCTGGGCACATGTACTTAGTTCCAGATATTAGCCTTCTTGATTCATGTAGATATGGCTCTGATGATGGGAATATAACTATGCTTCCTGCAGAAGGCTTTATAATAACATTTTGATTAGCAAATGCTAGTTCTCCACCTTCGTAATCATCGTTAAGATATGCAACAAGTGAGTATCTTAGCTTTGTATTACCATCATATTGATCTGCATGCGGGCCAAGCTCTTGACCAGTGTCATATTTTTTAATACCAAAATTATAATCAATATTAACTTCGCCCTCTATATTATTAAATTCTTTATACATAGATGAGCAAAATTTCATATTTGAATTTATGCTATTTAGTATATAAAGCTCTTTTGGAGATGGCAAAACCTCTCCTGCTTTATAATCTACATTGCAAGTTTTTTCGTATCCATAAATGTTTTCTAGCTGATTGCTAGCTCTCCATGGTCTCCACTTTGATATAAATCTTTGATTTATTGATTCATCATTTTCAGTTGCTTCAATTAATTCAACTAATCTTTTTGGCTCTGCTATTGCATTTGTAAAGTAGAATATATTAGGAGCTAACTCTTTAAATTCATACATTTTTTATCCTTTTCCTTCTGTAAAGCTTTTGTCTGGTTTACTTGACACAGTTGGGCCAGGTAATAGTCTTTCTCCACGTTCACGCATTTGAGCCCATTCTTCAGCATCTTTTGCTTGCTGGATTCTAGCTTCAGAAATTTCAGTTTCCCATCTTGCTTTTGTTTCATCGCTATATTGAATTTCATCAAAGTCCCAAAATGAGCCTATTGTATATCTTGTTCCTTTTTCGATAACAAGAACTTCATGAATATTATGGTGACCACCTTCAAAAGCTACTAGCATTCCTGTACGTGGCTTTATTCTAATGTCATGATCTCTAAAGTTTAGCTCTCCGCCCTCAAAATCTTCATTCAAATATAAAAATGCAGCCATCTTACTTCTTTCAAATGCATTATACTCTGGACTTTCTAGGGAGCTATTGTCAGAATGAAATCCAGCAAATGCTCCTTCAATCCATTTCTGTGCGTGGTAACTTACTTTTCTTATTGGCTTGCCTCTAGTATCTTCGGTTGCTGCCTTAACGCCAATCTCTAAATCTGTAAAGAAATTCTCTGGCAACCCAAAATCAAGCATGTCGCTATCCTCTGGTAAGTTTGAAGAGAATGATTCATAAAAGGAAATTGGTGCCCAGGGCAATGTTCCTTTTTCTACTGAGTGCTCCCAGTATTTTAATATAGCTGAACATTGTTCTGGGGTTAAAAAATTCTCATACATGACAATGTCATCCTTTAGAACTGTTTTGTTATTAATATTATATATCATTTATTCTTCTCGCTTTCTGTTTAAATTCTTCTTCATTTATCGTTTGATACTTGCCTTCACTTATTTCTTTTTTCCACTTTTCTCGTTCCATCTCAGCCCAAATTTCTTTGCCATATAACTCTTGATTTCTTAACCATTCTTCTGAGCCCTTATTAAATCTTAGCATATTGTTTCTTATGAAGTATTTTGGTGTGTTTAATACCTTTCTTACTCCATGGTGATAAAGCTCTTCTCCGTCTGTCAAGAATCCTGGGTCACCAGAGGGGAATACAATTACGTCTCCAGCTTTTGGCTTATAATAAAATAGCTTGTCATTTATATAAAAGTCTAAGCCTCCCCCATCGTAATCATCATTTAAATACATTGTTACTGTAACAGCAAAGTTATACCCTCTTGAATCCATTTTTTCTACTTGATAGTCTGTGTGATAGTGCATAACTAGGGTATCAGTTATGCTTGAGTCTGGCTCATATTTGCATATTGATGGCCCCATCGTTTTCCACATAGGCTTTTCTTCATTATCTATCTCGTCAAAAAAAGAATCAAAAGTATACGTTACATTATTTTTTTCAAAATAATCATCAACTGTTTTATAAAAAATGTCTTTAATCTCATCAATAATTGCATTTTCTTTTATTGATCTTTTGTCTTGTGATCTGCTATTATCAAATCTGTCTGCTTCAATACCAAAAGTATACCAACTTTCCCATGGACCAATAATTGATCCATTGGGATTGATCTCTGATTCTTTAATTATATTTAAAGTGTTATTAATGTCTTTAAATAAATTATCGTATACAAATATTTTTGGGTATATTTCTCTTGAAGTCAATGACATTATGGCTGTCTTTCTCCAGTATGTTCCAAGATATTCCAAAAGAATGGTGAGGTAAATCTATTACCCGAAAGTATTGGCCTTACTCCATGAACATAATATTTATCTCCTGGGAAGAAGTAAGCTGATCCCGCCGTTGGCTTAAATTCAATTCCTTGTATTGGGAAGTACAGCTCTCCTCCTTCATAATCTTCATTAAAATAAAATATTGAAGCTATGTCGTAATGTGGGAAATCATTTGGGGTTCCAGCGTCTGGGCCTTCGTGAAGCTCTTTATCTGCATGTGGATCTTGTCTTGTTCCAATTGGCCACCGCACAATCGCTGGTCCAGTTGCCTGTACGTTTACATCAAAAAATTTATCAACTTCTTTTTTCAATCTAACAATAAGACCTTCTACAACCTGTTTAATTTCTGGGTCGTGAGAGATCTCCATAGATTTAGCTGTGCAGACTCTGTCTGCCCAAACATTTGCATCATAAATAACAGTTCCATTTTCATTAACATGTGACTCTGTTATATCCCAAGTCTTGTTATTTAATGCAAAATTTGTCAGTCTTTCTTTTTCTTCTTCTGTTAGGAAGTTTTTTAACTCAACAATATTGTCTACAGAATCTCCAAAAAAACCAGAAGGTGTAATTGAAGTCAGTTCTCTGTAATTATGACCTTTATTAGTATTTACTTGCTTTTGCATTTTATTCTCCTATTGGTATTTTCTTTTTGACCAAAACTTTTTCTTATAGACTCCACCGTCTGTGGTTCTAAATGTCTCTGCTGTTTCCATATGTTTTTCTAAAATCTCTTCTGACGTTCTGTAAACCAAATCCATTTCCCAGTCTTCTCTTTTAAAGGGAATAATTTGCATATAAGGGGTTCCAGCTGGAACTATGCCAGTAAAGCCTTCTTGTAAAAAGAAAGGAATTAAACCTGAGTTTGTCACCTTGTCACTATCTATTATACCAGCCACTGTTAAAAATGGTATATCAAATCTATTTACTGGGGAAAGGTATATGGCGCTATATCCTTCTGGTAGAACGGGAGCCCAGTTTGCATACCAATGAAAATGATTATCTGAGTATCCTGCTGGGGTAATAAACCCATCCATCTTTTGTCTTTCACCAACAAAATCTTCAAAGCCTACATCTGTTTTTGCCTTTATCCTGCCACGCTTTTCATAAAATTCAATATCGCATGGAGTTAACAAAGCGTATCCAGTAGTAAAAATATCAAGTAGCGCTGGGCAGGATTTATAGGACATAACCTTTGACACACCATCTGGATTAACGTATGGGTTGCCTAGTGGATCTTTAATATAAATACTTGCATCTTGCCACCATTTTGCAATTGATTTGCTTATAGGAGATGGAGCATATGTGCCATCCTTCTTGTTATAAATTTTATTTGAATGAAAAGTTATTTTATTTGTCATTGCACATCTCTGGCTTTCCATCAGTCATTTTCAATCTAATAGCTTTTACTTCATGCTCACCTATTTTGTTTCCGTAATGATCAACGCCATCTCTATAAAAGTTAGTCCATTTACCAGATTTATTTATCTCATAAACTATGTCTCCATAATTTTCATCTGGGAAAAACCCTGGCGGTAGCTCAAACATATCACGCTTTATTGCCTCTGAATTATTTAGCTTTTTAAGGGACATCGGCATAATTGCTATTACTGGTGTTCCAGCTTTAATTGTTATTACTGTGTCTGGTCTTGTTACTCTCCAGGCAATTGGAAACTCACCTTTAAAAAATGAAGTTGAAATTACTGCAGTAAATGGATGTGCCCCATCAATAAATTGATTTGGAACTGGCATGGACATTATGCTTAGGTCTTCTTCTGTTCTAAAAAGTAAACCGCTATTAAAGCTTACAGTAGCATTTGATCTTGTGCTGTGTGCAAACTTTTCTCCAGATAATATTTTTACATGGTCTGGGGTTGAGTCAGATATTCCATCCCATATAAAGCTTATATCCTCTGGGAAAGATATGCCCCAGCCTAAACCATTTGAAAGGCTGACTGGGAAACATTTGTAAGCGTGTGCATCAAATGTTTCATCCATCCATGCTCTTTTTATACCAAGAGGCTCAATCTTTCCATAGTTTGGTCTAGTTTGATATACATCAAACTTGTGCATTAATGCTCATCGTCTTTCATTGAAATAGGACTTGCATGCTTTCTATAAAACTCTGGTGAGTGTGCTGAATCGTTCCAGTCTGTCATTGTAACCAATGAGTATTTTTCACCAGACAATACTGGTAGGGCTCTATGTGAGAACAAGAATGTAGATGGGAAGATAAATAGATCTCCAGCTTTGGGCTGTACTTCAATTCCAAGCTTTCCAAAACTTAGTCCCCCACCCTCATAGTCGTCATTAAAATAACCAACCATTGAAACAGTAGCTATGTAAGACCAGCCATGATCAGAGTGCTCAGCAAAATGCTGTCCTGGGCCGTACTTAATAAAGTTCATTGCTTCCCAGTATTTCATTTCAATATTATAATATCTACAGTAGTCATCTAGTGCAACTTTTTGTGCATCATAAAGATCTTGCCAAATATCATCAAACTCAAGCATATATTGATCTTTGCCTGGGTAGTCCATCTTGTTTAATTTAAAATCGTAGCAATCACGATACTCTGGTACTTTTTCTCTATACCCTACTGTTGCTTCTTTCCAATTATATAAACCTTGGCTGTCCTTTATAGTTTTTTCTATTCTTTCAACAGCATTAATTTCTGGCTTTACTACATCACGATAAAGCCATAATCCAGGAAACAATTCTTCTTTTGAAGAAAATCCAACATTTGACATCAACTACTTCTTTCTACTATTATAAATTAATAAAAAATTAATTTAGTTCCAGGCACTTCCAACTTCTGGAAGTTCTTCTGTTGTTACTTTGTAAACTGAAATTCCATTAGAGGCCGCATCATTAAAGGCCTTTATTGTTCCTTCACTAGCTGATGCTATTCTTTTTACAAAAAATACTTTTTGGTCAGAAATAAAAGCAAATCTATGCTGATCTTCAACTATATGTGCTGGCTCGCTGTCATCGTGTGTAAAAGAAATGCCATCCCATATTGATCCAATTCTTGCCTCTGTATTATCTGTTATATCTATAACTGCTGTTGTATTTTCAAATCCTGCTTTTTTTCTATTGTATGTCTGTGATGCTGGATCAATCGTAACAGTTCCTATTACTAGGCCGCCTGAAACGAAAGCATATGAATTTTCTGCAATTGTCATTTTTATCTCCTGTCTTAATTATATCATTTAAGTGGGGCTGTTTCCAGCCCCACTTAAATTTATTTTAATATCTGAATCCGAACCTTGGTGGTGCGAAGTATGGTGGGAAGAATGGTGGAGTAAATCCAAATCCTGGGTACCCTCCAAAGTACGGTGGTGCGAAGTACGGTGGGAAGAATGGTGGGAAGTGTGGTGGGAAGAATGGTGGGAAGTAAGGTGGGAAGAATGGTGGGAAGAATGGTGGGAAGTGTGGTGGGAAGAATGGTGGGAAGTAAGGTGGGAAGAATGGTGGGAAGAACGGTGGGAAGTGTGGTGGGAAGAATGGTGGGAAGTGTGGTGGAAAGAATGGTGGGAAGAACGGTGGGAAGTGAGGCGGGAAAAACGGTGGGAAGTGTGGTGGTGTAAATGTAGTAACGCTGTTAGTGCTGGTACCAAGCGATGTTCCATTTGCATTTAATGCATAAATTGTATAGCTCTGTGTTGTATTTCCTGTTTCTGCAATATCTTTTGGAGATACAGAATTTACATAAGAGGGGCCATCTGAAGAAACCACTGTGTAGCTTAATATAGCCTTTCCTCCATTTGATGTAGGGGCATTCCATACAACTCTGTCTGAGTTATTTGCTGGACTTGATGCACTTGCATTCTGTGGAGCAGATGGCACTGTTGTTGCTGTTGCGTTAGCAGTTGCTGGTAAAGAGTTGCCAGCAGCATTGCTTGCAATAACAGTAAATGTATATGATGTTCCAGAAGCTAATCCAGTAAACTGAAAGCTTGTATTTGCTGTTGTTTGCGTAGATGTTGCTGGGCTAGTTGTTATAGTGTATAGGGTTGCTGGTGGTGAAGCAGCTGGTAGGGACCATGTTAGATTTACGGCTCCATTATTGAAGTCTCTATTTGTTCCTACGTCTGTTGCGGTAAGCGATGTTACTGCGCTTGGCTCTAGGAAATTGTCTTGCGCTGAAGACTTAATTCCTTTTCTTTTACTTGATGCCATTTATTTATCCCCTATTCCTTAAGCAGTCAAATCGCCCATGAGAACCCAAGTATTAGCTGCTCTCTTGAATAATGTTGCTGACGACCACCGTGCTCTTAATGTCAATCCTGGTGTTGCATTTACTGTTGCTCCAGAACCTGCAATAGTTACAGCTCCTGTGTTTGTTCTAAGTATATCAATTGATGTTCCAACTGGATAAGTTCTTCCATTTGTTCCATCTGCTGGGACTGTTATGGTTACTGCAGATCCACCTGTATGATTTACTTCAATCATTTGATCTCTAAAGTCAGCATCATTTGCATTAAAAGATACTGTCCGTTCTACTACTACAGTCTGTGATGGAACACCCTGCTTTGTCTGTGTTCCGTCTGTAAATGCTACACCTGACGCTGCAACTGTTACTGTTCCAGTAAATGTTGGTGAAGCAATTGGTGCCTTAGCTGCAAGACCATTTGTTACTGTTGTTGCAAAGTTTGCGTCATCACCAAGCGCTGCTGCAAGCTCATCAAGTGTGTTGAGTGCTGCTGGAGCTGATGCGATTACTG